CTATAGAGGCGCGGCCTGGAGACCGAGTTTGCTGGCGACGATGGTGCCAATGTTGAGCGTCGGCGAATAGGTGGCGTCGCCGACGGCGCGCAGGGTGGACCACGTGCCGCTCATGGTCGTCACGCCGCCTACGCAGACTTTCTGCCCGATGGGAATATCGTCCCAGCCCCACGGGATAGAGTCAGACTGCTTCCAACCGAAATGCAGTACGCCGCCCTTGAGCCATGCCCCCGCCCAAATACTGTCGGCGGTGTTGGGTATGACGCTGGGCGTGGAGATCGCCCCGAAAGGGGTGTAGAGGTCATAGGCTCCAGCCAGGGACGCGGCCTGTGGCCACAACGCCCCCGTCGTGCCGGCCATAAGATTCCACAGCATGTTGTTGAGCGCTGGGGTGTGCCCTTGGAATTCGACGAAGTAGGAGAACTCCGCGAGGTTAAAGAAATTGGCAGCAAAGGCGGCCGTGCATGTGAAATACTTGCCGGATCCCAAGGCGCGATGTCCGCTGGATACTCCAGGGATGCCTCCATTTTGCGTGAACACGAGGTTGGCTCCGGACAGGCCGCCCCCGGCCCCGCTCTCGTTGGCGTTGGCCGCGCCAGCGACGTTGAGGACGAAACTGTTGCCGTCCGCCTTGGCCTGGAGAATGGGGAGATACACTGGGAGGCCGCGCGCGGCAGCACCAGATCCCATTGCGATCATGCTCATATGTTGCCCTCCCTACCAGGCCGAGACGTTGCCGGTGATGCCGTATTGGATCTTCACGCCCAGCAGCTGCGCCGCCACGCTCATGGCCGGGGAGCCGTAGTTGTAGATGCGGGTCAGGACCAGCCGCAGGTAGTCGCCCGCGGCCGGGGTGTTGGCCAGGGTCATGGCGGCGCTAGCCGGACCGATATGCACGTCACCAGCCGCGATCACGGCGTCATCCACGGTCACGGCCGACCCCAGAGCCTGATCCAGCGCCTCGCCGTCGCTCACGGCCAGACCCGCTAAGGAAAAGCGCACATTGTCGCCCACGCTGGCACCAGCAGCGGGGGCCCACACGGGCTTGAACTTGAGCGGCCCGTGGTCCCAATTGCTCGGGAGCTGGAAGTTAATCTCGGCCGAGGTGTTGGCTGTGCTGCCCTGAAAGGACATCACGTTGCGCGTCAGGTGGTTCGTGGCGTCCTCGACCACGGCCAGGGACGCGCCGCCCGTGATCGCCGGGGTCATGGCCCCGGCGTCGATGTACAGTTCGTCCACGGCGGAACCGCCGGCGGCGATGGCCGCCTTGACGCCCGCCGGGGTCACGGCGCGCTCCGTGTCGGTTCCGGTGACGGCTTCCGCATTGGTGGCCAGCTCCACCACGCCCTGGGCCGTCGTGGTGGCCTGGGCCGGGGCGGGAGCGACCGCCGCGATGGCCGCCGCCATTCCGGCGACGATCTTGGCCTCGTCGCCATCGTTGACCACGCCGGCCGGGTAGTTCGTGGCGATGAACGCCGCCACGCCCTTGCAGAACCGGCTCAAATTGCGCAGCACGGCGTTTTCGAGCGCCTGGCTGGCCAGGCCGGGGACATGGCCGGTGAGGCGGTCCGCGGCGGCCGTGTAGGCGCTCTGGTCGAGCATGTTGCCGCTGTCCGCGTTGGCCGCGAACTCAAGGATCTCGTTGATGATGGCCACGTGTCCTCCTTTATGTTGCGGGGATGATGCGTTCCGGCCAGCTGGCCGCGCCCCAGCCGCCGAGGGCCTCGGACGAGACGCCCCAGGCGAAGAGCTTGCCGCCCGCCGGCGGTACTGCGTAGTAGCGGATCCGCACTCCACCGGGCTTGAGCGGGATGAGGCCGTTGACGAGCAAAGCCTTGGTCACGGCGTCCGGCCGCTTGCCGGCGACGCCGACGACCATGGTCATGTCCTGGTTGTCCTGGATCACGATGATGGAGCCCGTGCCGGCGAAGAGCGTCGCCCACACCTCATAGGCTCCGGGGATGGTGCCGTCCCAGGCGTTGGCCGCGATCTTGGCGCGCAGCAGCGTGCGGTACGCGTCGTCGGGCAGGGCCACCATGCCCGTGGCCGGATCATACTTGCCCTTCCAGGAGCCCTGGCCCCAGCCCAGGCCCTCGACGCCCCAGGAGAAGTAGACACCGGCCAGGGGCACATCGAGGACGCGCGAGCGGCCAACCCACTCGCCGACCTGGTCGAGCTGCACGCCCACGGCCGAGTCCAAATCGAAGCCGTCGCGCATGGCGCGCAACAGGGCCTGGGCGTCGACCAGCGGGCCGACAAGGGCCGAGCACAGGGCCATGAAGCGCGGCTTGCCGCGATACATCGTGGTGGCCAGGCCCAGGTAGTCGTCGAGGGTGTTCGCGCTCATCAGCTCACCGTCAGGATGACATTGTTCACCGCGCCCACGGCCACCTCGTTGAAAGCCAACGCCAGGTTGGCCGCGGCTGCCGTCGCCTCCGTGCGGCCGATGGCCAGGGAGAGCACCTCGAAGGTCTTCTTGGCGGCGACGGGCTCGGCGGCGTTGATGGGCGTGTAGAGCTTGGAGAGGAGCACGTCCTCACCGATGCCCAGCGCATTCTGGTACGCAGCCAGGTTCGCCTGGATGGCCACGCCGGTGGTGGAGACGTAGCCGGCCAACGCCTTGAGGCCCACGAGGATATAGGGGGCCACGGGCGCGGCGCGGTAGAATCGCATGGTGCCTGGCACGCCATATTCATCGGCCACGGCCACGGCGGTGGTGCCGTTGGTCCGCACGCCAGGGGCCTTCTTGAGGCGGATGGCCTCGGCGATGGCCGCATCGTCGCCGCCCTCGACCACGAGCGTGATGGAGTGCGCAGGCAGGCCATTGGCGTCGACGGCGTCCGTGTCGTTCTCGTAGGGCTGGCAGCGGGTGACGCCGGAAAGGTTGGCCACGGCGCCCGCGATGCCTTCCAGCACGGTCTTGCTCGGCAAGGCCGTGGAGACGCCCTGGCGCTTGCGCAATACCGCGTCGCTCTCCACGGCCGCGCCGGGCGTTGCCGCGGCGGCGTTGGTCACGGAGAGCCAGCCGCGCGTGGGCGTGGCGATGGTCGCGATCTCGCCGGCGGCGGCCTGGATGTCGCCCTCGTCCTGGGCCGTGGCCGTGACCGTGATGGAGCCACCGGAGGGGATGGTGACGCTCGCGGGCAGATCCCACTTGCGGCCGGCCACGTCCGCCACCACGCCGGCGGTGATGCTCGTGCCCACCGTGCCCACGAGATGCACCTCGGCAGTGGAGTGGCTCGCCGTCAGGCGTGTGAGGCCGTTGATCTTGACCATGCGCGATAGGCCCGCGCCCTGGGCGGTCTGCGGTGAAAAGGCGTTGTACACGGCCACCGCGAGCTGGTTGGCGTCGTGCTCGGCCTGGGCGAACATCGCCAGCATCTGCCCTTCCTGGCTGTCGGCCTCAAGATAGAGATCCGCGCCGAAGATGGCCCGGAAGTCCGCCTGCCTCTTGGCCAGGATGTCCGGGTATGTCGGCGTGTGGATGCCGGCCGCGTCGATGTAGGGGACGATGTATGCCACTAGAGCACCTCCTGGATGATCGCCTGGCCGTAGATGGTGGTGATGGTGGCGGCGACGGACAGCGCGCGCGCGTCGCGGTCGAGACTGGAGCTGTAGCTGTCCAGGCTCAGGACGCCCTCGGTCTCCAGGATGCGCGTCCGGATCACCGGGTCGTAGCCGCCCTCGGTGTACTTGCCCAGGACGCCGCCCACGTAGGGCGTGCCCTCGGCCGTGTCCAAATACCACTCGCCGGTCATGAGCCGCAGGCGCTGGGCCACGGCCTGGGCCACGCCTTCGGCCGCGTCTCTCCAGTAGTCGGCCTGGCCATGCCCGAAGCGGATGTCGCCGTCGCTATCCCACTTGCGCAGCCTCATGCCGGGCCTCCCGTGTTGCCGCCGCCCGGCTCGACGCCGCCGTGTACGTGCGACATCAGGCTGATGCCGCCGGCCACCATGTCGCCCGTGGAGGTGATGCCGCCCTGCACGTGCAGGCCGCCCGGCACGGCCATGGTGATCGCGCCGGTGGTCGGGTTGAAGCTCATCACCAGCGTGCCGGCGTCGTTGCGGATCTGGGCCTCGCTGGCGCTCACGTCGGCCAGCTTGCGCGCCTGGCTGCGCGGGCCAACGATGGCGATGGCGTCGGAGAGGTCGTGCATGCGCGCGGATAGCGGCTCCTGCACGCCGCCGGACTGCCACCAGGCGTCGATGCAGCGCGACGCGAAGACCACCAGACACTCGTCGCCGGCGGCGACCGGGAAGGTGAAGGTCATACCGCCGCCGGACGGGAAGACCACCGGCACGTCCACCAGAAGCGGCAAGTCGACGCTGGCCACCGTGCCGTCCGGGCTCTCGACGCGGCCCTTGATGGCCGGCTGCACCGCACACGTCTGCCGGGCGGCGTCGTAGCTCTCGATGATGCCGGGCATGGCCGTCTGGATCTGCGCCTGCCTGCCGTCCTGCGCGGCCTGCACGGCCTCCACCGGGTCGTCGATGCGCTCCCGGTAGTCCATCAGCGGCCTCCATTGCTGACCACGATCTTGGACAGCAGCGGCGCGGAGTCGTCGATGCCCACGCAGGTCAGGTCGGCGTACCAGTCGTTGCCGCGCGTATCGCCGCGCCACTCGATGGCCAGGATGCGGTAGAAGCCGTCCTTGTTGATGCGCGGGGCCTTCTGGAACGCGCCGATCTTGAGGCTTTGCTTGAAGCGGATGATGCTCCGGTTGTCGAGCTTGATCCGGCCGCCCACGCGCAGCTTGGGGTTGATGAGGCAGCGCACCATGATGCCCTGCTCGGTCTGCTCCGGCATGCCGATGAGGCCCGTCTCGGCCGTAAGCTTGACGGCCTCGCCGGGCAGGTAGCCGCGCTTGGGCACCAGCTGCACCTTGCCGTCCTGGATGCTCCAGCTCGTGTCCGTGCTGTGCGCAACGTCGCGCAGGTAGTCGCGGGCCATGCCGTACATGACCTGGCCGCGCGGCAACGCCTGGCCGCCAAGGTCCGGAATGTAGCCCTGGGTGACGCCGTGCTCGGCCATGGCGCCCGCCGCCGTCTTCGCCACATCCTTCTGCGTGGCCCCGGCGGCCAGCGTGGCGCGGACCACCGCGTAGTTGTAGGCCCGGTCGCCGTCCGAGGCCAAGAAGTCGGCATAGGTGTCCACGCCGTTCTCGCGGCCGAAGCGGACCTGCCGGATGGTGCCGCCGAAGATCAGCCCGCAGTTGCCCTCGTAGCCGGCCTGCAGGACGATGCGCGTGAACTCCTTGGTCCCGAGCCGTGCGCAGGTGGCCTCGGCCAGGTTGTAGACGCGGATGTCCGCGTGGTTCGGCGTTTCGAAGTCGACCTTGTGCGTGGCGAAGACCACGCGCAGCGCCCCCAGCTCCAGCCCCTTGCCGCCCGCGCCGCCGACCACGAGGCTGCACTGGCGCAGATACTGGCGATCCGCCGGCGCGCTCATGCCGCCTCCGAGGTCAGGAAGACCAGGTCGCAGCCGTCACCCAGGTTGTCCACCGTGGGCGGCAAGTCGTTGTCGTCGGCCCAGGCCACCAGGCCGCCGCCGATGCCGAGGTAGTCATACGGCGCAAGCAGGTCCACGCCGGTGACGAGCGGGATGCCGGCCAAGAGCACGTCGCCGCCATCGGGGTAGGCGACGTCCAGGACCCAGCCGCCCTCGTCCGCGTCGAGCCAGCGCACGGTGAGCTGATACTCGACGCCGGCGAGCGAGACGGTGAGCGTCTGATCCTCTGCGGTGAGCGGGATGGTGTAGTCGGCCATGGCTAGGACGACCTCCGACCAAACAACTGCGACAGATCCTCCTTGGCCCCCTTCATAACCGAGGGGCGCTTGGTCACCTGCTCCTTGCCCTTCTCCTTGGTCGCGTTGGTGCTCCGCTTCATCTGCCGCGCGCGCGGCACGGCGACCACGCT